CAAGCCCTAAACTTCGACGTCGACAAGCAAGCCCTCGAAATGATTAAACTGGCGGAGCGACTGGACACCGCCTCGAACTTCGTTTTTATGACGACCCTAAAACGCTACCTAGCTTTAGTCCACGTCGCCCGAAGTCTTGAGAAAAAGCTGTCGGCAACTGGCGAGCTTACCGTTATCGGCTCGACTGGTAGCCACGTCGCCAACCCACTTATTACCCAGTACAAGACCGTCTCTAACGAGGCAAACAGTACCGCTAAAATCCTGACAAATATACTAGCCAAGCTGTCCGCCAGCGACGCCGAAGACGACCCACTCCTAAAAGCCCTCCAAGGCGGTAGCTAGTTATGGAGGCTTTAACCTACGCCAACGCCGTCGTATCGGGCGAGGTAGACGCCCCAAAATACGTCAAGCTCCAAGCCGAAAGCTTTATCAAAATGGCACTCGACCAAGAGCCTCGGTACGTGATCGACCCAGCCAAAGTAAAACGACTACACACCTTGCTCGACATTATGGTTATGCCGAAAGGTCTACTAGCTGGCGAGCCTATGTCCAAAGCACTTACTGGCTACCAGTGGTTTTTTATAACGGCGGTACTTTGTGCAGTCCACCGAGACGACCTAACCCGACGACGCTACGAAACGGCGACCCTCGAAATCGCCCGTAAAAACTTCAAGACCTACACTATCGGCGTTACGTTTATTATCCTTATGCTGACCGAGCCGAAGTACAGCAAGTTTTTTAGCGTCGCCCCCGACAGCTCGCTATCTGGCGAGGTAAAGCAAGCAATCGCCGACACGCTAAACGCCAGTACGTCTATCAAAGAACACAACGGCAAGACCCGTTTTAATATCTGGCAAAATCGTATCGACTGTCTGTTAACCGAAAGCCAGTACAAACCGCTCGCCTACAGTAGTAGCCGTATGGACGGTCGCTTGCCGACGGCGTTTTTGGCTGACGAGGTCGGAGCGTTACCGAACAGCTACGCAATCGAGGCTATGCGTAGTGGACAGCTCGGTATCAAAAACAAGCTCGGCTGTATTATTAGCACTAAGTACAACACCGCCGACAATCCTTTCGAGGCGGAGGTCTCATACGCCAAGCGTGTCCTCGACGGTATCGACGACGACCCTACGCTTTTTGCGTTGCTCTACGAGCCAGACAGTACGGACAACTGGCAAGACGACGACAGCATACTCCGCCACTCCAACCCAGTCGCCCAAGAGCTAGAGTTTGTTTGGGACGATCTACTAAAGCGACGGGCTAGGGCGATCAGTATGGAAAATGCCCGAGAAAACTTTTTGACCAAACACTGTAATATAATCTACGCTGGTGCAAAAGCCGAAACCTTTGTCGACATAAACGACCTTATAAAATGCCGTACCGACGAGCCTATCGACTGGCAAGACCGAGTAGTCTGGGTCGGCGTCGACCTTGCTATGACAAACGACAACTGTAGCGTTACTATGCTCGCCGAAGAGGACGGGCGACTGCTAGAGCGTACTTGGTTTTTCATACCCGAGGGGCGTATCGACGAAAAGAACGCTATGGAGCGTATCGACTATCGTACCTATATCGAGCAAGGCGACGTTATCCCTTGTGGTAATAAGACAGTCGACTACGCCGTTATAGAGGACTTTGTTTTCGCCTTGCCCGAGCGGTTTGGTGTTTCTATCCAAGGTATCGGTTACGACCGCTACAACGCTCTTAGCTCCGCCCAAAAGTGGGACAAGGTCTTTACGACCGTGCAAATCCGCCAGCACTCCGACACCCTCCACCCCCCGACTAAGCTGTTGTCTGAAAAGATCGAAAACGGCGAGTTTGAGTACGTCAAAAATCCTATGCTAGAATTAAACTTTAGTAACGCCCGTTGCGTCTACGACACGAACCTAAACCGCTACGTTACCAAGAAAAAATCGGCTGGCAAAATCGACGGCGTTGTCTCGCTAATTAACGCTGTTACGCTATGCCAACTCGATCGCTTTATGAACGATAATATGGACTGGGTAGTGCAGTCGTAAAAGTAATGTAAAATAGTCTATTGTATTTTTAGTGGTTATGGTATATTTAAGACAGTAGATAATCAAAAAAGGGTAAACACGCAAAAACGCTATGGGGATATTCGACAGAATTATAAAGAGGGCAGACGAGCCAACCAGCGAAAATACCTCTGCTGACGACGCCCTTTTGTCGGCTCTTCTATCTGGCGACGTTATCGACACCCAGAAAGCTCTTACTGTACCAGCCGTCCAATCGGCTGTCGGTCGTATATCGACCCTCGTGGCTATCTTGCCTATCAAGCTCTACAAGCGAGTACCTATCGACGCCGAGGGTAACGAAGTCGAGCTAAAAGAAGACGGTACGCCGAAGACCAAAGACGCCGTTATCGTCCGCTACAAAAAGGTAGAGCTACCAAACGACAAGCGTGTCTTTTTGCTAAATACCGACAGTGGCGACACCCTCGACCAGTTTGCAATTAAGCGAAATATCGCCCGAGACTACCTAGTCGACAAGGGTGGCTTTTTGTATATTATGAAAAAAGGCAACAGCACCGAAGTCGAAGAGCTACGCTATATCCCACCTACGACTATTACCGCCGTTATAAACGACGTTAACCCTATGAACAAAGACGGACAGTACCTCGTCCTCGGCAAGCACTACAACCAGTGGGAGTTTATTAGCGTCCTACGAGACACCGACGACGGTTTCTTAGGCAAGCCACTTACTAAGCAGATCAACGACGTACTCGCTACAGCCGTCGCCAATATCCTTTACGAAAACGGTATCGTCCGCAAGGGTGGCACTAAAAAAGGTTTCTTGGTTGCTGAAAAAGAATTGACCCAGCCAGCTATGGACAAGCTTAAAAAAGCGTGGCGAGACCTCTACAGCAATACTAGCGATAATATGATGGTGCTAAACAAAGGTCTAACCTTTCAAGAGGCAAACGACAACTCTGTCGACCTCCAAATCGACCAACGCAAAAAGACCCTATTTAAAGAACTTAGCGAGGTCTTTGGTATCCACTCCGACAAGTTCGAGGACATCTTTAGAGACGCTGTCTTGCCAGTCCTAGAGGCTATCGAGAGTGCTTTAAACAAGTCTTTCTTGCTAGAGGCTGAAAAGGCTACACACTTCTTTCAGTTCGACAAGCGAGAGGTTGTAAAAGCCTCGCTTAAAGAGCGTTACGAAAGCTACAAAGTCGCCAGCGAAATCGGCGTACTTACCAAAAACGAAATCCGAGACAGCGAAAACCTAGAGCCTATCGACGGTATGGACGTGGTCTCTATGGGTCTCGGCGACGTCATTTTCGACGTCAAGACAAAAGAATACTTTACCCCTAATACTGGTGCAACAAAAACCTTTGACGACGACGCCGAGGCTGACGCCGACAAAGATAAAAAAGAAGACGAGGCTTAAGCTATGAAAATCACAGTACGAAAAGACAAAGTAATTATCGACGGCTATGTTAACGCTGTCGACCGTTTTAGCCGTCCACTCTTCGAGGGTGCTATCGGTCGCTTTATCGAGAAAATCCTACCGAACGTCTTTAAAAAGGCTATCACACGTGCCGACAATATCGAGGTGCTTTTAAACCACGACGAAAGCCGAAAGCTTGCCGACACTAAAAGCGGTACAGCTAAAATCGTCGAGGACAACGTAGGGCTACGAGCGACTGTCGAAATTACCGACCCCGAAGTAATCGAAAAGGCACGAGCTGGCAAGCTCCGAGGCTGGAGTTTCGGCTTTAGCGACCCTGTCGACGAAACCTCGACCAACCACAAGACGGGGATACTTGAACGTATCATAACGTCCCTTACACTCCACGAAGTCTCTATCATTGACGACCGAGCTATGCCAGCATACTTCGGTACGTCTATCGAAACCCGAACCGTCGGCGAGCTACAGCTCGAAATCCGTACAGGCGAGGATACCGAGATAGAGACCGACACCGCCGACGACGGCAAACCCAATAAAGAAAATACTTCCCGAACTGATAGTAACGACGAGGACGACGGCGACGCCGACGAGGAGGCTAAAAAAGCCGAACTCGAACAGCAACGCCTCGCCCGAGAAAATGCTATCAGGGACGTAAGTATTTAAATTAAAAATAAGTAGCCCCTAGGGGCAGAAAGGTTTTCTAATATGTCAAAGCTAAAAGCTATGTTAGAAAAAAAGGCTAGCCTGACCTCTGAATTGAGGGCTATGTCTGAAAAGTTAACCAAAGAAAGTCGTGCTTGGACACCCGAAGAGGAAACCAAGTTTAACGAACTTCGTACGGAAGTCGAGGCAATCGGTAAGACTGTCGACGCTATCCAAGAGGCTCGGGAACTTGACGACGCCGACGAACAGCAAGACGGCGAAGACAAGCCAGAAACACCAGAGCAAGTCGAAGAAAAAGAAAACCGTGCTTTTGCAAACTATATCCGTGCAGTTGCAAGCGGTAAAGAGGCTCGTGCTGACGCTAACCTAACCTTTAGCGACAGTTCTAACGCCGTAGTCCCAAAGACTATCGCTAAGAAAATCGTAGCTAAAATCTACGACATTAGCCCAGTAGCCGACAAAGCTACTAAGTACGTTACAAAGGGTACGTTGGAAATCCCTGTTTATGGTGCTAACTCTGGTACAGATATTACCGTTGCTTACGGTACAGAGTTTACCGACCTTGAAAGCAAAATCGGCAAGTTTGGTAGCGTAGAGCTACAGAACTTCTTGGCTGGTGCATTGACTAAGCTGTCTAACAGCCTTATCAACAACGCCGACGTCGATATTGTAAGTTTCGTTGTCGACCGCCTTGCATACGAAGTTTCACGCTTTATCGAGCGAGAACTATTGCTCGGTACAGACAGCAAAGTCCAAGGTATGCGTACTCTTGAGGCTGGACAGATTATCGAAACTGGTACTGCTAGCGTTGTTTCTGCTGACGACCTCGTCAAGCTTAAAAACAAAGTCAAGCAAGCGTTTCGTAACGGTGCTATCTGGGTTATGTCAACTAGCACTAAGACCTCTGTAGAACTTCTTAAAGACGGTAACGAACGCTACCTATTTAACGAAGACCCAACAGGCGAGTACGACGGTCGTATCTTTGGCTACCCTGTTTACGTGTCTGACAGTATGCCAGCCGTAGCAGACGACGCTAAAGTTATCTACTTCGGTAACTTCGCTGGTCTTGCTCTTAAGTGGAGCGAACAGTTGGAAATTAACGTACTTCGTGAGAAATACGCTACACAACACGCTACAGGTATCGTTGGTTGGTTTGAGTTCGACAGTAAGGTCGAAAACAACCAAATGCTTGCTGGTCTAAGCGTCTTAGGAGCTTAGTAGTATGAAAGTAGTAGCCCTCCGTAGCTTTTTCGGTGCTGGTCTTGACGCTAAAAAGGGTATGCCCCTCGAAGTGTCGGACAAGCTCGGCAAAGCTTGGGTAACGGCTGGTTTGGTACGAAAGGCTAACGCCGACGACGCCGAGCCAGCCAAGGCTACTACCCCGTCTACTCCAGCCCCAGTTACTCCGCCAGCTCCTAGCGAGCCGACAGAGCCAACAGAGCCAGAGACTACAGGCGAGGTAGTAACTGAACCCGAAACGCCAGAGGACGACCAGACCGACGGCGAGGCTGATAAAGAGCCTACCCAAACTGGTACGGAAACCGAGCCGACCGAGCCTACCACTCCAGTCGCTCCTACAGAGCCAACCGAGCCACAAGCTCCAACCGCTCCAGTAGCTCCGCAACACAATAGTAAAAACAATGGTAAGAAAGCTGGTAAATAGTTATGGCAAAAACAGGACTTAAAGGTCTACGTTATGCAGTACTTGACCTCGGAGACGGTACTTATGGTACTCCAGCGAGCCTCGGCAAGGGCGTATCTGCTAGCGTTAGTGTTAACAGCACCGACGCCAAGTTGTACGCTGACGACGCACTAGCAGAAAGCGACAGCTCTTTTAGCTCCGCTACTGTAAGTGTTACTGTCGACGACAGCCGAGACGCTACAGTCTTAGCTCCGTTGCTCGGACACACTGTAACCGCAACCGAAGTAATCCGAAACGGTGGCGACGTCGCCCCTTATGTAGGACTTGGTCGTATCGTTACTAAAGTCGTAGACAATGTAAAAGCATATAAAGTCGAGTTCTTGACTAAAGTAAAGTTTAAAGAACCTAACCAAGAAGAGGCTACCCGAGGCGACAGTGTCGAGTTCGGTACAACCACTATCGAGGGCGACGCAAGCGTTAACGCTACTGGTGTTTGGTCTAAGGCTAAAGAGTTCGCAACAGTCGAACTTGCCGAAGAGTACCTAGACGCTTGTTTCGGCGTAGAGGCTTAGTAGCAATATGAAAGCTCTAGTAATCGTAGGCTTTAGCGAGCCGAACGGCACGACGCACCTAAAGGGCGAAACGGTCGACCTCGCCGAGGCTTACGTTACTAAGCTTGTCGAGCGAGGGCGTGTCCAAGCTCTAGGGGACACAACCAAGGCGAGTAAATCTAATCCTAGAGTAGCAAAGGCGAGTAGAAAAAATGAACGAAAAAATCTTTAGTTTAGGCGAGGGCGACCAAAAAGTTACCCTAGCTTTCAACTTAAACGTAATGGCAGAAATCCAAAAAGAGTACGGTAGCGTACAAGCTTGGACGGAGCTATTAGAAGACGATACCGACGAACCTAAACGCAACGGCGAGCCAGATATGCAAGCCTTTATAGCAGGTTTTACGCTTATGGTAAACGAGGGCGTCGAGATCGAAAACGAAAAAACAGACGCCAAAAAAGAACCTTACACAAATCGACAAATCGGTCGTATGGTTACTACGTGGGGACAAGCCGAAGTTAGTAAAGCTATGGCTAGTGCTATCGCAAGTGCCACCGACACAGGCGAACCGTCAAAAAACGGGTCGTCCACGACGAAGACGACAACCCAAGCCTAGACTTCTCGTGGATAGAGTTTGTCGGACATACGCTACTAGGCTACTCCGTAAAGGACGTAGGGCGTATGACTTTCGGCAAGTGGTACAAGCTCTATAGGCACTTCCAAAACTACCACGACATAAAAGTAAAAGGTATTAGCTACGAGCAACTCCGAGCCGAACAGAAAAAGACGGACGAGTGGCTATAAACCAGAAAGGATAATCAGTAATGGCAGTAATCGAAAAAGTAAGCGAAATCGACGACGCTTACCTAGCCAAATACTTGCGTATCGACGCACCAGATCAAGACCAGCTCGACGAGCTTGGTACTATGCTAAAGTCGGCTGTCGGCTACGTGGCGTCCTACACTGGTTTACCAGCCGTCGCTCCGACTGACGACGAAGAGACTACTACGGTAGACGAAAGCGACGTACAGACGCTCGACAGCAACGCCGAGTTTGTTACGGCGGTCGTAGTCTTAGTCCAAAATCAGTACGACAACCGCACCTTTTACGTCGATAAAGGGCAGGTCGAAAAGGTACTCGACAGCATTTTAAGTATGCACAGGGTTAACCTATTATGATTAACGCTGGCGACTTTAAGCACCGTATCACGATCGTAAGACGTGAAGACGTAGCGACAGACGGCGACGGTTTCAAAACCGACACCCAAGTCGAGGTCGTCAAAGCGTGGGCTAAAATCAACACTACCAAAGGTTTTACGGTTATAGCACAAGGCTCGAACTTCGAGGACGCTACGACCCGTATGCTAATACGCAAGCCGTCGGTCGAGATCAAAGATACCGACCTCGTGCTGTATAAAGGCAAAGAGTGGCGTATACGCTATCTAAACGACATAGACCTAAACGGCGTCTTTACAGAGCTACAGGTCGAAACCGTCAACCAAAAAGGGGTAGCGTAATGGCTCGGTTTGACGCCGAAGTCGGTAACGACCTACTACACGGGCTAGAAAAGCTACAGCTCGAAAGCCGAGTAGTTTTTGGGGAAATGGTAACGGCAGGGGCAGACGTCGCCTTGCGAAATATCCGCTCTAATATGCGTAGCTCGTTTAAATCGAGCCGTAGCCTAGAGGCTGGACTTGGCAAGACCCGAGTGTTTGACACGCCGAGCGACCAAGGTGTCGCCGTAAAGGTAGGCTTTAGGGGCTACAGTCCGACCCACAAGACCAAAAAGTTTAGCTCGGGCGTACCTATACCGCTTATAGCTGTCGCTCGTGAAAAAGGTACAAAACGTGGCGAACGCAAAGCACCGTTTTTTAAGAAAAGTTTTAACAAATCTGCTATCGAGGCGGAAATGAAACGTATAGAACCAAAACTATTTAAAGGGCTACCACAATGAACAGCGAAGTAAAAGCAATCCTAGACACTATCACGGTCGGCGAGACGGCAGTACCTAACGCCCTGTTGCATTTTGACGGCGAAAGCGACACTTTCATACTCTACTCGCCTAGTGCAGAGAGTGTCGCTTTAGCTGGCGACGACACCCCCCTCGAATATGTCGAGCGGTGGGATATTGACGTCTATAGCAAAAACAACTACGTGCAATTATCCAAAAATATAAGGCAAGCTTTTATAGACGCTGGCTGGGCTTATAAAGGTAGTGGCGTCGATACTTACGACGAACCTACCAAGCTCTACCACCGCTTATTAGAGTTTGAGAAAGAGGCAGGGGCGTAATATGGCTGGTAATAGTTTCGGCGGTACAATCAAGCTTACGGGCGAAAGCGACTACCGTAAGGCTCTTAAAGACATAACCAGCGATATGCGTTTAATGTCGTCCGAAATGAAAGTAATGGCGACCTCTACGGACAGCTCGGGCAAGTCTAGCGACCAAGACCGAGCCAAAAAAGAGGCTCTTAGCAAAGCAATTAGCGAGCAACGAGATCGTCTTACCGACCTAAACAAAGCCCTCCAAGCCAGCGTAGCCGAAAACGGGGCAGGGTCGGACGCCAGCAAGCGTCTACAGACCCAAGTTAACAACGCTACCGCACAACTAAACAAAATGGAAACCCAGTTAAACGGGACTGGTAAAGAGACTAATAAGCTCGGCGTCGAAATGGACGGTACGGGTAAAAAAGCCTCTATTTTCGGCGACGTTTTGAAAGCCAACCTTGCGAGCGAGGCTATTATCTTTGGTGCTAAGAAAATCGGCGAGGGTATCGTAGCAATCGGCAAAGGTTTGGCTAGTATGGTCGGCGAAAGTATTAAAGCTTTTGCAGACTACGAGCAACTGGTAGGCGGTGTCGACACACTCTTTAAAGACAGCTCCGCAAAAGTGCAATCATACGCCGACGACGCCTATAAGACGGCTGGACTGTCCGCTAACGCTTATATGGCACAAGTAACTAGCTTTAGTGCCACCCTTTTACAGGGTCTCGGAGGCGATACAGCCAAGGCTAGCGAGTATGCAGACAAAGCGATCGTCGATATGTCCGACAACGCTAATAAAATGGGTACTGATATTAGCCTAATCCAAAACGCCTACCAAGGTTTTGCCAAAGACAACTTTACTATGCTCGACAACTTAAAGCTCGGGTACGGTGGTACGGCTACCGAAATGGCACGGCTTGTAAATGACAGTGGCGTAATGGGTAGTAGCTTTAAAGCAACCGCCGAAAACGTCAAAGATATACCTTTCGACCAGCTTATCGAGGCTCTACACAAGACCCAAGAGAACCTAGGTATAACAGGTACGACCGCAAAAGAGGCGTCTAGTACCATATCGGGTAGCTTTAACTCCGTAAAAGCGAGCTGGGAAAACGTACTAGCTAGTTTTGGGGGCGGTGCAAACGACGAAATCGCCGAGGCTATCGACGGTCTTATCGAAAGTGCTACAAATCTGGCTACAAACGTGGTCGCAATCCTACCAAACGTCGTCGACGGTATCGGACAGCTAGCTACAGCTCTAATCGAGCAAATACCAGCCATTATAACCACGCTATTACCGCCACTTATGACGGCTATAACGAACCTCGTGCAGTCTATTATCACGATCATACCGCAACTAATACCAGTAGTCGTAACTCTGCTTACGACCCTCGTAAATGCCATAATTACCAACCTACCGCTCCTAATAACGGCTGGTATCCAGCTCTTGCTCGGGCTTGTAACGGGTATTACGCAAGCAATACCGACGCTTATACCAGCTCTAGTAACGGCAATTACTACGATCGTACAAACTTTGCTCGATAATCTACCAGCCATTATAAAAGCTGGTATCGAGTTGCTTGTGGCACTTATAAAGGGGCTTGCAGAGGCTCTACCAAAGCTTATAGAGATGATACCGACCATAATTACCACCATAATACAGATACTTACTAAGCCCGAAATGATTAAAATGCTCCTAAAAGCGTCGCTCGATATTATAATCGCCCTCGCCAAAGGACTTATCCAGTCTATACCCGAGATAGTAAAGGCTATACCACAGATTATTAGTGCTATTGTAGGCGGTCTAGGCTCGCTAGTTGGTACTCTACTCGAAATGGGCGGACAAATGCTTACAGGGCTTGTAAATGGCTTTAAAAACGGTATCGCCCGAGCCAAAGACGCTATCATATCGGGCGTAAAGAATATCCTTGGGGGCGTTGCTAAGTTCTTGGGGATCAACTCGCCGTCTAGGTATATGCGAGACAACTTTGGTAAGCATATGGCAAGCGGTATAGGCGTCGGTTTCGAGGACGAAATGGGCGACGTCGCTAAGAGTATGAACAAGGTACTAGCCGACACCCTACCGACGTCTATAGACACCGACATAGGGCTAAACGCCTCGGGTCTGTCGTCTTCGATCGCTAATAGCTCCAGCCTAGCTAATACTTTAAGCCCAGAAAACCTAGTCGGGGCTATCCAAGACGCCTTTAAATCTGTTAAAATCGAGCTAGACGATAAACCGCTTGGCAGTTTCGTAACACAAACAATAGAGGGGGCAGTATATGGGTAATATCATTTTCAAAGGGACGAATAGCGACACTATTAGCGGTCTTTTGATTAGCGAGCTACCAGATATTACCAAACCACCCCGTCGCCAAGAGGCTATCGAAGTCGACGGACGGGACGGCGACGTTTACCGCTATAAAGGCTACGACACCTACAAGAAAACCCTACAAATCGGCTTACACGGCACGTATGATATAGACGAGATCGCCAACTTTTTCTCTGGCGAGGGTGCTGTTATTTTCAGTAACGAACCTACCAAGCAATATACCGCCCGTATCGTCGATAATATCGACTTCGAGCGTCTAGTACGCTTTCGTACCGCTAAAGTACCCTTTATAGTACAGCCATATAAGAAACTCGTGGGCGAGGACAACGTAACAGGCTCTACAAGCCCACTTACTGTCGAAAACCTAGGCTATGAGGACAGCCTACCGACCATAATTATCGTGGCAGACGCCGACGAGGTAGTCGAGATCGACGTTAACGCCCAAACGGTGCTGTCTGTAACTATGCCACCCGAGGGGACTATCACAATCGACGGCGAGGCTCTAAATTGCTACAACTCTAACGCCGACAAAAACCAGTTTGTTACTATGGCTGGCGACTTCCCTACTCTGCTATCTGGCGACAACGAAATTAGCTGGACTGGCGACGTTACCAGCGTTACCGTTATCCCTAATAGTAGGTGGCTATAGTGATACTACTTTTTGACGACACCGCTACCACTTTCGAGACGCTGGGTACTAAAATACTCCAGCCTCTATTAGCGACTGTCCGAAAAGAAGACAATGGCGACTATGTTTTAAACCTCCGAGACCGAGGCGACAACTTCCAGCTCTACAGCAAAGATATGATTATAGCCGTCGACACACCTTGGGGACGCCAAGGCTTTCGTATTGACAAAATCAAGCTAAACGGCTCTAAAGTGGACGTTAAAGCGTGGCACTTATTTTACGACACTAAGAATTATTTAATAGAGGATAGTTATATCGTCTCTAACGACGGAAACTACGCCCTCGACCACCTAAATAGTGCCACCGACCAGACTAGTCCGTTTACAACCACGTCCGACGTGGCTACTGTCTTCTCGCTCCGAGTGGTACGAGACAGTTTATACGAGGGTATGCTAAAAGTCCTCGAACGCTGGGGCGGACACCTCGAATTAGACAACTGGCAAATCGGACTTAGTGAAAATATCGGACAAGACCGAGGCGTTACTATTGCCTATGCCAAAAATATAACGGGCTTTCAGATCGCCGAAAACTGGGACGACGTGGTTACTAAATTACTACCAGTCGGCAAAGACGGGCAGTTGCTCGACCCTATCTACGTTACAAACGAGCCAGAGGACTACAATAAGCCATACTCTAAAGTACTTACTTTTACACAAAGCCAATTTAACGCCGACGACTATAGGGACGCCGAGGGTAACGTCGACGAGACCGCCTACACTGACGCCCTAAAAGTAGACTTACTATCACAAGCTACCGCCCACCTTGCCGAGAACCACCTACCAAAAGTTAACTACTCTGTCGACGCTTTTATAGAGGGTATTACCGACATAGGCGACGTTATACGGGTTAAACACCCCCGACTAAATACTCCGCTTATAACTAACGTGCTAGCGATCGAGTACAACGCTGTAGCAGAGGTAATCGACAAAGTAGAGTTTGGTAACTTTAACCCCAAGCTCGAAAACCTAGTCGCCAACACCAACGAAACCATAAACGCAAAGACCGAGCAAACACGAGCCGAGGTTACTACGGCTTTCGAGGTTGCTTTAACTAACGCCACCAACTCTATAAACGGGGTACTTGGGAATAGCTACGTTATTTACGAGGGCGACCAGATACTAGTAGTAGACGCCCTACCAAAAGAGGACGCCGTAAACGTAATGCGTATAAACGCTGGAGGTATAGGTTTTAGCACCGACGGTATAAACGGCACTTTTAGCTCGGCTTGGACTATCGACGGTACGCTCGATATGCAACAGGTAAATGTAATAAACCTAGTCGCTAACCAGATTAAAGGCGGTACGCTACGCCTCGGTTTCTTTGAGGGAAACAGTGGTCTTATCGAAATGTACGACGAGTTCGGTAATCAGGTCGGGACGATCGACGAAAACGGTATCGTCCTCGAAAATCCAAACGGCGACCGCCTCGAAATTAGCCCGACGTCGGGCTTGTCGGCTTTCAGTTCGGTAAGTGGCTCGGAGCAAGAGGTGTTTAGTATCGACCGAGACGTTACGGACGTGGCAAAGCTCCACGCCCGAGAACAGTTAGAAATGCCACCTATTAAAATTGTCCCTATCACGTCTGGCTTACAGGCTGGTTGGGCTTTTGTAAAGTTGGATAGTTAGGAGTATATGACTTATGGCAACTAGTGGCTCTTTCAACGGCAACAGCGTAACCTACGGCTGTTATATGTTTATAAACTGGCAACTAGCCAGCCAAGAAATAGACAATAACCGTAGCCTTATTAACTGGCAAGCGTATTTTCATTTTCAGGGGTCGGACACCCAGCTCGACAACGGAGCTGTCTGGTCTAACGTAGGCACACACTGGTCTAACGGCGGTCGTGTTTATAACTACGCTGGTAACTTTAGTACTCGCAATCTTGGGCTAGCCTCTGGCTCGTTTTGGATAAACCATAACAGCGTCGGTAACGCCGACCTACAGTTTGGTCTAGGTATTACCACGCAATTCTCGCCAGCTCGCTCCGAGGGTACGAGCGGTGTATGGAGCTTGCCGACAATCCCACGACAAGCAAACTTTACCTCTGTACCAAACTTTAACGACGAGCAAAGCCCGACCATTTACTACAGCAACCCAGCAGGGAACGCCGTCTCGTCTCTTGACGTAAGCATACACAATATAACGGGTAGTACAGCTATCGTCGGCTATAGGGCGGTTAGTAAGACTGGCTCGTCGTATACGTTTAACTTTACAAGCCCAGAGCGAGACGCCCTAAGAGCTTTCATACCAAACAACAACTCGGTCGTAGTTCGTGTCTATATAAGGACGGTAATAGGCGGTAATACTTTCTATGATTATGCCGAGCGGACGCTGTCTATAGTAAATGGAAACCCAGTATTTACCACCGCCACCTATAAGGACAGCAACAGCACTACCTCGACTATAACTGGTAACGATCAGTACCTAATTCAAGGCTACTCGACACTAGAGGCTAAAATCTTGACGGGCGACAAAGCCACCGCCATAAAACAGGCGACAATGTCGAAGTACAATTTTGCTATCGGTAGCATAAACGTCGACGAGACCTACACGACCAGTACAATAACTAAAAACCTCGGTACGCTTGGTATAAGTGCTAGTGCCGACCTTATTATAAAAGCTATTGACAGTCGTACAAACTTTACAAGCGTTGCACTACCCGTAAACGTCTTGCCGTACACTCCGCCAGCCATAGTAGCAACCGCCACCCGTGTAAATAACTTTGAGACCGAGACCGACTTCCATATAGAGGCGACAATATCACGACTTACAATATCGGGTACTGACAAAAATACCGTTAACACTACGAGCGGTGTACGATACCGCTATAAAAAGACGACCGACGTTTCTTGGGGTAGTTGGGTTAACAAGACCAGCTCTACCTCGGCTGGTGCTGTATCGGTAACGGACTTTAGCTTGCTTACCGCCCTCGATCGTAACTTTGCTTGGAATATCCAAGTAGAGGTAACAGACAAGCTAGCTACCTCTACCGCCGACCTGTTGTTGTCCGTAGGTATACCAGTTTTCCGTATCGGTCTCGACGGCAAAGTCTACAATAACGAGATAGAGCTAGCTACCGTCGACGAAGTCGCCGACCAAATAGGCACTCGTAGGCAACAGTTTATACGAGCTTACCACTCGGGACGCCCTAGCTACAGTTATGGCGGTAGCTATGCCATACAAGCTATCGACTTAAGTACGTCCCAAAACGGGGCGGACGTTGGTAGCCTCTTGTCTTTTAACTCCACTACGGACAGGATTATCGTAGGTACGGGAGTATCTAAAGTAAGGGTCTCGGCTGTTGCTACTAGTTTTGGAGCACCCACGACAGGCGAAATAGACGCTCTAATAAGAAAAAATACGACGTCTATACAGACTGGTTTTGGGTCTCGTGTTACTGGACAAGGTCTACTACAGTATGCTTTCCCACCTATGGAGGTCGACGTTGTTTCTGGCGACTACTTCCAACTGGCTTTTAACTCGGGTAGCTCGGGTACGTTTACTTGGATTAGTGATAATGGTGGCGGTCTATGGCTACAAGTGGAGGTAATAGAATAATGAAAACAATATACAAACTAAACGGCTACTGGGCGGACTGTGAACCGTCCGAAAGCGATACAGTACAGGCTACGGTTAAAGTACCAGCCGACGTCGACGTGAATATAATGAACACACGACACTATGCCGACCCAGACTACTCGGAAAATGCCTACAACTCCGCCCTAAAAAGTATCAAACTTGCCGACGCCAAAAACTATCTTGCCACCACTGACTATATTAGTACCCAGTGGAGGGACGAGGAGGAGTTGGGGCTAGAGCATAGGCGTACCGCCGAGGACTATAAGGTTGTTCTCGAAAAACGCCAAGAGGCTCGGGAGCTTATACGCTCCTTAAGTATTGAAAACTAACAAAAAGTGCTACTATATTAGTAATGCTTTAATAACGTAAAGGGGGCAATAATAATATGCAAGAGGTAATACAAACCGCACTAATCGACTTCGGGATATACAGCCTGTTCGTCGTGATCTACACGCTCGTAGGAGCGTACCAAAAT